GTGATTTCTACTTTATTGCCCAAGAAGCTGCTCCTATAGCTTTCCAAACAAGTAGCACTGAGCGTATGCGCATCACCAGCGCAGGTAATGTTGGTATTGGTACTGCCAGTCCATTAGCAAGCCTAGCAATTTCCGGAGGCGGTATTCTCGGTACACAGGACGGAGACTACTTCTCCGGCGGTGCTTATTTCGACGCCAGTTGGAAAAACTCTGTATCAAGCCAAGGCGGTTGGGCTGTTCGTAACACCTCCGGCGTATTTACTGTTTACACCGGAGTAAGTCCCGGAACTGCCGGTTCTACCTTGAGCGATTTTTCAGAAAAATTTCGTATCGACGGCAGCGGTAACGTAGGTATTGGGACGACTTCGCCGAGCTATCAGTTGCAGCTATCTTCTGACAGTGCCGCCAAACCGTCCACAAACACTTGGACAATAGCGTCTGATGGTCGTTTGAAAACAGAAACCGGCGAATACACCAAGGGCCTTGATGCTGTGTGCGCTCTGCGACCAGTTACTTATAAGTACAACGGTAAAGGTGGCTTCCAAGATACAGAAACTGAAAACATATCCATCATCGCACAAGAGGCCGTAGATCATTTCCCCGAATGTGTTGGATCATATAAAGGCGTGTTGGATGGCGAAGAAACTGATATCCTTAATTGGAACGGTCACGCACTTACATTTGCTTTAGTAAACGCTGTTAAGGAACTATCAGCTAAAATAGAAACTCTTGAGACCCGCTTGGACAAACTGGAAGGCGTGTAAGATGGCTACCACTATTACTTGGATTGTTGAGCAGATGGACTGCTACCCGACAGCAGATGGTGAAAATGATGTTGTGTTCACGGTGCATTGGCGCTGTAACGGGGTTGACGGAGTCTATACGGGTACATCATATGGCACGCAATCGGTGACATATGCCGCTGGTGAGCCATTCACTCCGTATGCTGATCTGATGCAAGATCAGGTTATTGGGTGGGTAAAGGATGCTATGGGGCCAGAACAGGTCGCAAGCATTGAAGCAAACGTGGAGAAGCAGGTGCAGGACGCAATGAATCCGCCTGTCGTCTCTCCTCCACTTCCTTGGTAGAGGGTATTATGGAAAAAGAAGAGGTTAAGCTGTCCATTGAGCTTACTGTAGATGAGTGGAATGTTGTTATAAATGCTGTTGCTCAAAGGCCGTTCGCAGAGGTATCCGGGCTTATCCATAAAATGACGCAGCAGGCAAACAGCAATATGCCTGCTCCAAAGTCACCACCAACCAAGTAACTGGTAACAACAATGTCAGTGAATTGGCAGCTAATTCTATACCCAATTGTTATAGACAGAGACTCATTGTCTGTGTCGTTTAATGGCGAGTATGAGCAGGTGTCGTTTGATGGCATTCCAGATGACATTCGATCTATCACAAAGACAGATGATAGCTGTGTTGTTGTGTATTCAACCGGGAGGAAAGAGATATTAAACGACCCACAGGGTTTTATAAACATTACTGATGAAACTCCTGTTGGCGCTCTTATAGAGCAAAAGACAATTCAGGCTGCAAGGGAGGCCGGATACTAGATGTCCGCATTTAATAGCCAAGCCTTCAACCCGCTTGCATTTTATGGGATTGTTTATGAGGACGCGGCGGCGGTTATTTCCATCGCCAGCGATGCTTCGGCTAACGCTTTAACTGTAATAGATGTTTCGGCGACTTTGGCATCAGACAGCGATGCTGCGGCTTCGGCGGCCCGCGACAGGTACGTTGAGTTTGAGTCTGCTATAACCACTTCTTCGGCTTTTGCCGCTGCCAACACGCAGTTGGTGTCTGAGACGATTGCCATAACATCATCAGCCGCAGCAGCTGCGGTTAGGGTCACACCCGCAGCAGTTAATATAAGCATATCGTCCTCTGTATCCGCTACAGCCGTGACAATAAAGAGCTGTAGCGAAACAATAAATATTCAGTCCAATTGCTCGTTTTCTGGTCAAAAAATAAATGCAGCAAACGAGATAATTCGTGTATACTCTGGCTTCACGGCTGACGGTAGGTTGCTTTGGGTTGACGAGCCAGTAAATCCAGACTCTTGGGCGGCTCAAGGCAATGGCTCGTCCACATGGGTTGAACAGTCCGTATCGAGCGATGACTGGTCAGATGAGAGCGTTCCAGAGGCGCTGTGGGTTAACCAAACGAATGGTTCCGATTCTTGGGCTAGAGTTTAGGGTGATAAGATGGCCGTTACATACACTAGCAATCTAAACATGATTAAGCCGGATGTTGGCGGTTCTCAAGATGCTTGGGGCGGCAACCTTAATGACGACTTGGACACATTGGACGGTCTCTTTAACTCGGACGGAAGCGGGACATCAGTTGGTCTGAATATTGGCTCTGGTAAGACGCTATCTGTCGGTGGTAGTTTTTTGACAGACACTATCTCTGAAAAGACGACAAATTCTGGCGTCACGATAGATTCTGTTCTTTTGAAGGACAACACAGTAACAGCTACAACATTTACCGGCAACGCAACGTCCGCAGACAAATGGTCTACAGCTAGGACTATAACGGCAACTGGAGATGTGACTGGCTCTGTTTCCATAGACGGAACGTCCAACGAAAGTATTGCCACAACCTTAGCTGATAGTGGTGTTTCGGCTGGGTCTTATACTGCTGCCAACATAACAGTTGACGCTAAGGGCAGGATTACAACTGCGGCTTCAGGGTCTTATCTGCCTTTATCTGGCGGGACTATGACCGGCGACATCTCTTTAGACACGACATCTGGCGAGCTTAAAGTTATTTTTAACATGACTGGTCGTAACGTATATCTATACGGAAATGATACGGCGGATGTTTTTGGCCTTTATGACTCGGTATTGTCAGATAATCGCTGGTACACAGATACTTCCGGCAACTTCACTGCTAAAGGGAACGTGACCGCTTACTCAGACGCGCGACTAAAAAATAATGTCGAGACCATCGCCGAGGCTGTTTCTTTAGTCGAGAAGATGCGCGGAGTTAAATATACCCGCAAGGATACCGGGGAGGCGGGCGTAGGCGTTATCGCTCAGGAGATGCAGTCCGTACTTCCAGAGGTTGTGCAGGACGGAGAAACGCTTTCTGTATCATACGGAAACATTGTCGGTGTTCTTATTGAGGCCGTAAAGGAGCTGTCCGCCCGCGTAAAAGAGCTGGAGGGTAAATAATGGCGCTCCCATCTTCTGGCCCCATATCTTTAGGTGATGTGCGCACTGAATTGGGTCAGTCTGGCTCAATCGATATGAATGCCACAAATGTTAGGACATTATTGCAAGCTAGATATAGTAACCCAGTATCTATGGGCAATGGATATGGAGAGGCTCTGTATCACGACTTTGATGATTCGACTTTTATAAGTCCATACGGAAATGGTGTTTATTCTCAACCATTAACTATCTCTGATTACTTTTCCGCTGGACAGCTTTCTTCAGGTTCTGATTTCCGAGTAACTGGCAAAATATTAAATACTGGCTGGGCTTATTACACCCCATACTCATGGGACATGACAAAGGGAACTGGTGTAACTACTGATCCTACGCCGTTTGCTAGTAGCAAACAATACTATATGCGTGCAAACTATCTCGAAACGACAGATCAAGTTAGAATTTATGGATATTATTGCTGTGACTCCACATCTTTCCCAAATGGTCAGGTAACCATATCCAGAATTGAGCTAATCCTTTAGGTTGTGAGGACAGAAAAATGAAAGATGAGGCAGCTAAATTGGCAGGAGATGCGCTATCACTGACCGTAGTCGGTGGTACGTTGTTGCAGATGCTTCCAGCTTTTGCCGCTCTATTCAGCATTATTTGGTCGCTGATTCGTATTTACGAGACGAAGACAGTTCAGAGGTGGCTTGGCAAAGATGTGGACTGATGCTGATAACTGGAAAAAGATTATCGGTGTTGTAACGGCGCTGTTCGCTGCCATAGGTGGCGGCTATTCTATGTCTGACAAAATTGGTTTCTTCAAACGCCCCATTCTTGAATGGGCTCCTGAATACTTCCGCATCACGTCTGGTCCCGCGAATGGTGATTTCGATGTAACTGTTGCGCGCAGGAAACGGCGCAATGACTGTTCAGTCGAGAGTTTCACTCTTGAGGTCCGTGACGCAAAACTGTTCGTTCACAGGGCCATCCCCAGTGTGGCGAAGTTCTCCGGCCCTGCTGGCAACAAGATTCAGAAATTTGCCTACATGATTAAATTTGAGCACCCGGAGAAAGTAAATCCGGGGCGAGCACAGTTGCTGGCGCACATCAAATACAAATGCCCGGAAGGGGAGAGGGTTGTGAATTACCCCGACCACCCCAACCTGACGTTCAATGTTGAGGCAGTGAGATGAGGACGAGTGAAGCCGGTCTGGCGCTTATTCAAGAGTTTGAGGGTCTCCGTCTGACGGCCTACACCTGCCCAGCAGGCATTCTGACGATTGGGTATGGCCACACATCTGCGGCGGGGCTGCCGACCGTCACTCCGAAAATGAAGATTACGAAGCGTGTGGCTCTCGACATTCTTCGCTCCGATTTGGGGCGGTTTGAACGGGGTGTGAATGAGCTTCTCAAGGTAGAGGTGTCTGGAAACCAGTTCGACGTGTTGGTGTCGTTCTCGTACAACTGCGGCCTCGGAGCGCTGAAGAAATCTACTTTACTCAAGCGCGTTAACGCCAAGCGCTTTGATGACGTTCCCGCGGAGCTGATGAAGTGGACGCGGGGCGGCGGAAAGGTGCTACCGGGGCTTGTGCGACGCCGCCGTGCAGAATGTGAAATGTGGCGAAGTCTTCCAGACTCTGAGAAAGATGATAGCCGCGTCGCTCCCGATACGCCTGTCCCTAAAAAGAAGATTACACAGTCGAAAGAAGCAAACGCAGCCGTAGTTGCTGGTGGCGCTGGCGCGTTTGCCGCAGCGCGGGAAGCCATCCCAGTCCTCCAGCAAGCGAATAGTGTTATTTCTGGATTTTCGGAGGCACTCGGCAAACCTGCGGTTATTGCTTTTTTAATCATAGCCGTGGCGGCGGCAGGCATCTGGTATTGGCGCAAAAAGCGTCTAAATGAGGAGGCTTCGTAATGACTACTGCTATAGCAATGTCCCTCGGTGAGGCGATAGGTATATCGCTAATCCTTTGTGTTTTGGCGTTGATTGTGTCGAGGAAAACATGATAACATGGCTATTGTCGCCTATTGGACGCTTAGTTGCATCAGTAGGCGGCATACTTCTTGCGATAGCTGCAATCTACGGCAGGGGGCGCAGTGACGCAAAATCAAAGATTAGGAGCGAATCTAATGAAGAAGCCATCCGTCGCACGAACAGCGCTATTGCTGCTGGTGATGCTGTCTCCCGTGACCCTAGCAGGGTGCGCGAAGACGATGGCTACCGTAGGGATTAAGACAGCTTGCAATGTTTGGAAGCCTATATCTTGGTCTAAGAAGGACACGACAGACACCATTGTCGAGATAAAGGTTCAGAACGCTCGCCGTAACGGTTTTTGCAATGAGTAAATAGATGGCACTCGTACCGCTAAATATACCAGCTGGGGTTGTGCGTGGGCATACGCCGCTTCAGACAAAAGGCAGATACTGGGACTCCAACCTTATTCGTTGGCGCTCTGGCGTTCTTGAGCCTGTTGGCGGGTGGCAGCGGTTGACATCTACACCACTGAGCGGTCCTGTCCGTACTATATTCAATTGGAGGACTAATGATGGCAGCCAATACTCATTGCTTGGAGGAGATGAAAATCTATTCTTTATGGACGGTGATTCGTTTGTTGACGTGACACCATCTGCATTTGTCGGGTTGAATACTACAACAGGTGGCGGCTATGGCGACTACCTGTACGGATGGAAGTTGTACGGTGATGATACAGACGCGACTTATCCACGTCCAAATTCTGAGAGCTACAGCGCGCCTTTTTCTTGGTCTATAGATAACTGGGGTGAGGAAATCCTCGCTGTATGTTCTACAGACGGTCGTCTACTGCATTTTGAGGTTAGCGAGGGTGCCGCGCATGATGCCGGGGTTTCGCCGATACAAACCGCCGTAAGAGCCTCAAACGTCATAACGATAACCACTGATGGCCATCACGGTTTTGCTGTCGGGGATTCTGTTACCGTAACTGGGAATAGTCTATCTACTGCCAATGGCACATTTACCATAGATTCCGTACCCAGTGTAACCACATTTACTTATTCCGATAGCGGCACAGATGACTCTGGAACTGGAGGCACTGCAACATCTGTTGGGATGCCTGAAGACAACATAGGTGTCGTAGTCACTCCTGAGCGCCACGCTGTTTTGCTCGGCTCTGGGGGCAACCCACGTCGAGTTGCTTGGTCCGGCAGCGAGGATTATACGAACTGGAATTTCTCTGATCCTACCAGCACGGCTGGGTACTTGGATTTAGACACAAGTTCGGC